AGGGGTAACTGTTAAACAAGAAATTGAAGTCTTAACCGAAGGTCTCAATGATACTATTAAAGCAGTTGCAGAAGAACTTGACATTTCAGTCGGTGAAATCAAGCAAGCAATTAATGTAGCCTCAAAAGGCAATTGGGATCAAGTTTGGAAGAAATTTGATACTGTTGAAACCATTCTTACGATTACCGGTCACGCAGTACGTAAAGAAGATGGCGAAGCGTAAATAAATATTATTAGAACAAGGTTTGGCCAGCCATAAATGGCCATGAGATGGTCTGTGAGCCATAAGTCACAAGGAGAAAAAATATGAGTTACGTTGATTCCATGTGGGATCGCGAAAATGACATTGTGCATGTCGTTGAACGTGATCCTATAAAAGGAAGAATATATCAGCAACACCCTGCAAGATATGTTTTTTACTATCCAGATAGTAGAGGAAAATATACCAGTATCTTTGGTACTCCTCTAAACCGAGTAACATCTAAAAGTTGGAAAGAACATACAAAAGAGCAAAGGATTTATAGCGGTCACAAATTATTTGAAAGTGACATCAATCCTATCTTTCGTTGTTTAGAAGAAAATTATCTCGGTAAAGAACCGCCAAAACTAAATGTAGCGTTCTTTGATATTGAAGTTGATTTTGATCCTGAAAGAGGATATGCAACGCCCGACGATGCATTTATGCCTATCACTGCGATTTCAGTTCATCTTCAATGGCTCGATACTTTAGTATGTTTGGCGATTCCTCCGAAAACATTGAAAATGGATCAAGCGCAGGAATTAATTAAAGATTTTCCTAATACCATGTTATTTGAAACAGAATATGAGTTGCTTGATACATTTTTGCATCTTATTGAAGATGCAGATGTGTTAACAGGGTGGAATTCAGAAGGATTCGATATTCCGTATACTGTTAATCGTGTTATTAAGACTTTGAGTAAAGAAGATACCAAACGATTCTGTCTTTGGAACCAACTTCCGAAACGTAGAGAATATGAAAAATTCGGTAAAACATCTGTTACCTATGACATCGTAGGGCGCGTACATTTAGATAGTTTGGCATTATATAGAAAATATACATATGAAGAACGACATAGTTGGAAACTTGATTCAGTCGCTGAAGATGAGCTAGGCGAACGTAAAACTCAATACGAAGGCACACTTGATCAATTATATAATAACGATTTTAAGACTTTCATTGAATATAATAGACAAGACTGTGCAATTTTAGAAAAACTCGATAAAAAATTGAAGTTTATCGACTTAGCTAATACAATTGCACATGAAAATACTGTATTGCTTCAAACTACTATGGGTGCAGTTGCTGTTACTGAACAAGCAATTATCAACGAAGCACATCATTTAGGATTAATTGTTCCTAGTAGAGATAAAACTACTAAAGTAGAAGAACACACTTCAGATGATGAAGATGATATCGATGATAAAGCAGCAGGTGCATATGTAGCATATCCTAAAAAAGGGCTGCATGATTGGCTAGGATCTATGGACATTAATAGCCTGTATCCTTCAGTTATTCGTGCATTAAACATGGGTCCGGAAACAATTATCGGTCAACTTCGACAGGATTACACCAGAGAAGAAATCGAATCCAAAATGGCCAAGAATGGCGGAAAGTTCGCGTTGGCTTGGGAAGGTAAATTTGCTAGTAACGAGTTTGAATTAGTAATGTCTCGTGATAAAGCTAAAGAAATCACTATAGATTGGGAAGATGGCAAAAGTGATACGTTATCAGGTGCAGAAATCTATGAATTAATTTATGAAAATAATAATCCATGGATGCTAAGTGCTAATGGAACTATCTTTACATACGAAAAAGAAGGCATTATCCCTGGGTTATTAGCACGTTGGTATAAAGAACGTAAAGAACTTCAGAAAAAACTCAAAGAAGCAATCGATGCCGGTAATAAGATTGAAGAAGAATACTGGGATAAAAGACAATTAGTTAAAAAGATTAATCTAAATAGTCTCTATGGTGCAATTCTAAATGCAGGCTGTAGATTCTTTGATAACAGAATTGGTCAATCGACTACATTAACCGGTCGTCGTATTGCAAGACATATGGCTTCTAAGATTAATGAAATTATCACAGGCGAATATGATCATTTAGGTAAAGCAATTATCTATGGTGATACCGACTCTGCATATTTCAGTGCCTATACTACATTAAAGAATGAAATTAACAAAGGGCTCATATCCTGGGATAAGGATACAGTTATTCAATTGTACAACACAGTAGCGGAGGAAGTTAATGGTACATTCCCTCAATTCATGCTAAACGACTTTCATTGTCCTAAAAAACGAGGAGAAGTTATTAAAGCAGGTCGAGAGATTGTTGCTATTAAAGGGCTTTTTATTACTAAGAAGCGTTATGCTGTACTTTATTACGATAAAGACGGAAAACGACAAGATGTTAATGGAAAACCCGGTAAGATTAAGGCTATGGGATTGGATCTTAAACGTAGTGATACTCCGGAATTTATGCAAGATTTTCTTAGTGAAATCCTAAATAAAGTATTAACCGGAGCTGGAGAGGAAGAGATTTTAGAAAGAATTTTAGAATTCCGTACTGAATTTAAATCTCGACCAGGTTGGGAAAAAGGTAGCCCTAAGAGAGCTAATAAAATCACCGATTATCAAGCTAGAGAACAAAAAGATGGTAAAATTGATATGCCTGGGCATGTACGTGCAAGTATCAATTGGAATACTCTAAAGAGAGCACACAGTGATAAACATTCTATTAATATTGTTGATGGAATGAAAGTAATTGTATGTAAACTTAAAGATAATCCGTTAGGATTTACTAGTGTAGCATATCCTACAGATGAACTAAGATTACCGAAATGGTTCCAAGAATTACCATTTGATCATGATGAAATGGAAATAGCGATTATTAATAAAAAATTGAAAAATCTTATCGGTGTTCTTGAATGGGATTTAGAATCTACCACAAGAAACAATACATTTAATGATTTGTTTACATTCGAATAAAAATAGTATATACTAATTCAAAAGGAAATATAAAAATGCAAGAAATTTTAAAAGATATTGTGAGTCATACACACAATTTAGGCTTTCTAGATATTCTAAAAGTCACGGGTGATAAAAACTCAACTAAGATTGATTCTCTTTCAGCGGATCGGTCAGTAATCATGTATTGCGAAACCGCTAAACCATATGAAGATATGATTGGGGTTTTTGGTATGCAGCAACTTAGCAAACTAAAATATTTGCTCGATGGCAGTGAATATAAAGATGATGCTAAGATTGAACTAGTCAAAGTTGATAGGAATGGAGAAAAAATACCATTTGGCATCCATTTTGAAAATAAATCAGGCGATTTTAAGAATGATTATCGTTTTATGAACGCAGATATTGTTAATGAAAAGCTCAAGACCGTTAAATTCCGTGGGGCTAACTGGAATGTTGAGGTAACTCCTTCCTTACAAGCAATTCAGCGCTTTCAGTTTCAAGCAGGCGCTAATAACGAGCATACTACATTCTTGGTTAAAGTAGAAAATAATAATTTGAAATTTATTTTCGGCGATCAGAGTTCACACGGTGGCGAATTTGTGTTTGCCTCTGATGTTACTGGTAAGCTATCTCATTCTCATACATGGCCAGTTCAGGCAATTTTAAGTATCTTAAAAATTGCAGATGTCAATACCTGTAAACTCAGCATTAGTGATGCCGGTGCTTTACAGATCACTATGGATAGTGGGTTAGCTACTTACAAATATATTATTCCAGCTAAGGCTTAAAAATGATTAAAGGTGAATAATAATAGGTATATATAGCAAGTAAGTATAAATAAACATATAGGAGAACTATTATGTTTTATGTATATGCTTATTTGAGAACTAAAGATTTAACACCGTATTATATTGGTAAAGGAAAAGATGACAGAGCGTGGCAAAAGTCTCACTCTGTTATTGTTCCTAAAGACCTAAATAGGATTATTATATTAGAAACAAATTTAACAGAGCTTGGAGCATTTGCTATTGAGCGTAGAATGATCCGTTGGTATGGTCGAAAAGATATAGGTACAGGTATTTTACATAATAGGACAGACGGTGGTGATGGATCGGCAGGCATTATTCCATGGAACAAAGATATAAAAACTGGGTCGTATCTATCAGAAAAGGGGAGAAAGACTATTTCCGAAGCAAATAAGAAACCAAGAAAAGATACGCACAAAGAAAGAATATCAGAAGCGTTAAAAGGTAAAACAAAATCAGAAGAGCATAGAAAAAAATTAAGCGAAGCTGGTAAAGGTAAAACTCCTTGGAATAAAGGCAAGACAGGTGTTCAAAAAGGTTCGAGATTAGGAGTAGAAGTAAGTGCTGAAACCCGTGCTAAAATGAGTGCCGCACAAAAAGGTAAAGTAATGTCGGACTTGCAAAAAGAAAAAATAAGTGCTACACTTAAAGGTAGAAAAATGTCAGACGAAACTAAAAGAAAAATGTCAGAGGCAAGAAAAAAATTATGGGAACAAAAACGAAATGAAAAGTAGACCACCAGTAGATTTAAGTGTATTGAATAAGGATTATGCCTGCTATTTGCCAGCAATCAGCTCGTTCTATTCAACTTATGTTGCTAAACAACGTTTAGAAGAGTATGTTCCTAAAGATCGTATCCCTAAATCATTCGATCGTGGGATCGAAGGCATGAACTTTCTTAATCCGGAAGAAGGTTATTTTACCTACAAATACGGTCTTTATTCTGCAGGTCACGCACAATTAGATCTTAATAAGAGTCTTGTACAAGAATCTATGATTCAGCAACGAGATCGAGCTAATACTATGATCTTAGGTGACTCAGGTGGCTATCAAATCGGTAAAGGTGTACTTAAATTTGATTGGTTAAACTTCGAAGGAGCTGCTGCTAATAAGACTAGGCAGCAGATCCTCGAATGGCTAGAGCTTACAGCCGACTGGTCAATGATGCTCGATGTACCAACTTGGGCTTGTGATCACATTCATAGTCCCAAAACTGGGCTAAAAACTTTCGAAGATTGTCTCGATAAAACAAAATTTAACAATGAATATTTCTTAAAAAATCGTCTAGGCCAGACTAAATTCTTGAATGTATTGCAGGGAAGTGACTGGGATACTGCGGAAAAATGGTATAACGGTGTTAAGGAATTCAGTGACAATAAAGTTTGGGGTGATAAAGCTGCAGAAGGGTGGGCATTCGGTGGTGCAAATATGTGTAAGATGGATATTACACTAAAGCGTTTAATGACTATGCGCGAAGAAGGAATGTTAACCGGCAAAGATTGGATACATTTCCTAGGAACTGCACAACTAGATTGGAGTGTATTCTTGACCAGTATACAACGTCAAATTAGAAAACATATTAACCCTAATCTTACTATTAGTTTCGACTGTGCAAGTCCATTTATTGCAACTGCTCACGGGTTGGTATACACAACTGCGCAGCATAGCAAAAAGCGCTGGTCGATTCTCATGGATAAAGCACCAGATAATAAAGCACTTGCTAATAGCGATATTCCGTTTCCATTTGAAAGCGAGATCGGACGTAGATTGGAAATGGGCGACATTTGTTATTATGATCTAGGCACTCCGAAAACTAATGCAGAATTAGGTGTAGATAAGCAAGGTAATCAAATCGAATTCAATCCTGCTAATCCAGATCATTATTCTACAATTCCTAAGATGAATAAGATCGGAAAAATCGGTAAGACTAGCTGGGATAGTTTCAGTTATGCACTAATGATGTCACATAATGTATACTGTCATATTGCTGCTGTACAAAAAGCTAATCAATTAGTTGATATCGAACGTGCTAGATTTAAGCCTGATTGGCGTCATTGGATTAAACTTAGTGCAAAGAATTCAGATGGAGACGAGTTTTCTGATTGGGTTCCACGTAATATTTTATATTTCGATCGTTTTGTCGAAGAGTTATTCGAAACTAAAAATAAAAAAGAAGCATTTGCTATGATTGAAAGAGCAATGCCTTTCTTAAAAGCGCTAGAAGGAGCTCGATTGCGTGGGGGTCCTGATCAAAATCATTTTAATGCATTATTTGATCTAGAAGAAGTTACGGCTCAAAATGAAATTGATCTAGCTCACCCGGATGATCCTAAACTCCAAGCACTTTCGGAATTACTTGATAACGATTAATACAATTAATGGTGAAATAATATGAAAAGAGATTACATAACTGGCGTATCTGAAGATGTTATGTTCTTTGTAGGTACAGAGGTTGAAAAGACTCCGGCTTATGGAATGAAAACATTGTTTGTAACGGGCTTGCAACCTATTGCAGAAATTGAGAAAATGCTCGATGACCCATTCTTGACCATTGGAAGTTCCGTTACACATATTTTCTTTGGAGCTAATCATAGTTTTAATCCTAAAGAATATAAAGAATGGGCCGCTTGGGAAAATATGATCACACATTTCCTTGAGAAGGATTATTGGTGTAGTTTAGATATTCCTATGTCTGCTGTTGAAGAATTTAATGATGGTGTATTAAACGACTATGCTAATTTTATTCCTCAAATTATGATTCCGATTCCTTATATTAAATTATGGAATTACAATACTATGATTAAAATTGATGATAAAGATTTTAAGGCGACTAATCCCGGAGTTTGGACACATAGCCTGCATGATCTCAAAGATCGAAACAAATTCACAGATTGGTCACAATATAAAAACGATACGGTGTTAAAATGAATTCATTAATTAATCAATGGGCTCCGGAATGTGCTGTTACTGGTTGCACTAATCGGGTTGGATATCATAAATCTTGGGATCGACCCGATGGAACTCCGGCAGCAAAATGGAAAGTATTCTGTGAGCATCACCGAGGCAAAGGAAAAAAAGAAGCAGATATCTGGAAATTAGAGCAAGGGTGCGCTAATAAAAATAAGAAACATTATAATTTCGAATGTTTCACAACAAAAATTGTCATTCCGGATCAATTAGATGTTAATCATATCGATGGTGATAAAAGAAATGGATCGGTTGAAAATTTAGAAATTTTATGTAAAAATTGTCATGTTATTGTGACAAAGTTAAAAGATCACCATAAAAATAGATATGTTAATGCTGTAAATTTAAACCCTAAACTATTCGAGGTTGTATGACTACACAAGATATGATGATTTGGTGTTCCTTCCAAAAAGAAGGAATACATTGTTATCCAGCAGCAGCTACCGATCCTATGCTAGCAGATGTTAGTTTTCTAGGATTTCCACACCGGCATATTTTCCATTTTAAGGTATGGATCGAAGTATTCGATGACGATCGAGAAATTGAATTTATCCAATTTAAACGTTGGTTGCAGGACTTGTATAAAGATAGTATACTAAGTCTAGATCATAAGAGTTGTGAAATGATTGCTAAGGATTTACATGAAGTAATTCACAACAAATATGGCGCCAGAAATATCTGGATTGAGGTAAGTGAAGACA